AGTGCCAGAAGGTAAGCCAAAAGTAACACTACCACCTGATACACTTTGACCTGATAATCTTACACGAACATCAATATCTGCTGTATGATTAGATCCATCTTTTAATGTTTTAATAGAAGTTGCTGGCAGTGGAAATACAAGGCTGTTATTACCTGTGTCAAATCTCTTACCCAATGCACCAGCAGCTAAATTAGCCTCAAATGTGGTTCCTTGACTAAGTTTTGCAACACTACCAAATGCTTGGCCAGAGTCCATGGTTACATCAAAGACATATAATCTAAACACATCTTCTGCACCATCAAATTCTAAGCCCCTTGCTCTACATGTACCAATATCTGTTCCACCTGAGTTCTTTAAATCAATAACTGTTAGGCTATTAATATCAGGAATGCCTTCACATTCATTTTTATCTAGTTTTAAATAGTTGCCAAATCCAATAGACTGAATAGTTTCGGGAATTACGAACTCATCTGAAGCTGATCTGGTTTTATCTAAAACAATATGTTCTGTACCAGTTTTTTCTACTCTACGGCCGTCTATATAGGCAACACTAGGCTCAATTCCGATTGCAATCTTATCATCATCTCCACCCTGACCGGCCACCAAGTAACCATTATTATTACCTGCATTTAAATGTTCCTTAATATCAAGAATAAAGGGTCCAGTAATATAATCACCACTTTCTTCTGATGTCCTTGTTTCTAGTCTGGTAGATAATTCAGTATCAACAGGATTCTCGTTCTTCTTAAAAACGATCCCGTTATTAACTGTCATTAAATGAATATAATCATCTGTTACTCTAGAAGCTAAATTTATATCGTCTTTAATTAATTGTGTTTCAATAACATATCTATTTGCGCCTGGAGCAGATTCATTAGAGGTGCCTTGAGCATTATCAACTAGATCAGTATAGCCACTATCAGCTGATGATTTTACTGATTCGGTGATTGATAGTCCAATAATATATGTTGGTGTATTAGTATATTTGTCAAGAATTAAAGTTTCCTTTGGCACATGTACCATATTACCCGAGATGAAATAAACACCTTCCGAAATAGATACACTAGAACCTACACCTGTTTCATCTGCAATTGATGAACCACCAGCACCACCAACAGTAGCAGACTTAGCAACGTCAGCATCTGAAGTAATAGTTTCTCCAGCAGCAAATACTTTCTCTTGGTTAGTACCTGAATTAGTATATTTCAAGTAAAGAGTAATAGGATCACCTGAGGATTCTGCAACAGCATTAAGTACTTCTGCAGTTAACCCAGTTGTTGCACCAGTAACAGTAGTACCAATAAACGCGGATACATTTGTTACAGAATTACCACTATGAACATTTTCTAATTTAACATAATGATAATCAGTATATAATGACAGTTTACCGTCTAAAACTCTATCACCATCTTTAAATGTATATTGGCCCAATTTATCAATTTGAGCTTGAAGTGCAGTTTGTAGCTGAGTTAATTCTCTAGCCTGAACTGCGAAACCAGGGCGGAACAAAATTCTATGATAATTTTTTGTTTCGTCAAAGTCATCGTAATAAGGAGCGACGTTATATTGTTTTATATTACTAATAGCCATTTATATTTCTCTCGTTTCTAAATTCTAAATTAGAATTCAATAATGCATTTAATATCTTCAATCTGTGAAGCACTTCTATTAATTGGTGCTCTATTCTCCAAGAAGACTAATTGTCCACTACCTTTCACTACTTCTGCCGCATTAACTGCTGTACTAGCATGAGTAGTAGAAGAACCTCCAGTTGGATTTGAACCGGAAATTACCTCATTGTTTTGAAATGAACCATAACCTGTTTTTGAATTTTGGTAATAGTACAGTCTTGCATTTGATGCATCAATTTCAACTAAGTAAGCTTTAGCTAAAGATGTTGCACCTGTAATAACTTGGTCAACCACAAAGCCTGTTACATTTTCTCCGGCAGCTAGCTGTAAGTATTTAGTAGCTTTTAAAGTAGGTGAAGTAGCAACAGTAGTACCAGATGAATAAGGATTCTTTACAATTGTAACTTGTCTGAAATCATTACCGATTGTAATATCACCACCATCTGCTCCATCAAGTTGAGTATTTAAACCAATAAAGAAAGCACCCAGTTCTCCGACTGGATCGGTACCATGTCCTGATTGAGGAGCGATTACTGCTCTAGCACTTGCATCACCTGCACTGAAGGTAATATCGGCAACTGTATAATCTGTGCCATTTGTATTAACAGTAATACTTGCAACTGTTTGTGTAGATCCTGAACCACTCATTACTGCTGTTGCAGTAGCACCTGTGCCGTCTCCTGTAATAGTTACAGTAGGGGTTGAAGAATAAATACCACCACTAACAACTTCAATTCTTTCAATACCGGCAGCGGTAGTAGAATTATATGAAGCAACCTGAGAAGCAGTTTGTGGGTATCTAACATCTGTATCCAGAAGAGCACTAGGAATGCTTGCGGTTCCATTAGCTGCTACAGTAAATGGTAATGTACTAACTGGCATATAAGAATTTGTTAAGAATTTTTCAGAATCAGAAGTTGCCACTGTATACATATATTTCCATGTATAACCATCTGCACCTGTATTAGGAGCAGTAGTTGTATGTACTGGTTGAACACTTGTTGCACCACCACCAGCGGCTACACATTTATAAACTTTAAATTCAGAAGTAATACAATAAAACTTCTTATCGTAAATATCTGAATCATCTGAATCCCATGCAACGAAACTCTCTCCGTCTGCATAGTTATATCTTGGTACCACATGGGATACATCAGATGCATTAATTAATTTCATAGCAATCATTTGCTGATATGCTTCATTAATGTCATCTCTATGATCACCAGGTACAAAGGGAGTTGTATCAGTTAAATCACTTGTGGTATTGGACCAGGCATCAGACTTACCAATACCTAGATAAACACTAGTGTTTGCATCTGCTACATCTTCCTTAAAATTCTCTGCATTGAGAACTCTGAAAGGGGTTGTAATAATTGCTGCCATTTTAATTTATCCTATGAGTTACTTTCTTTTAATTTAAGTCTATAAAAGAATTTGTGTTATATCTATTTATACTATTTATATTGTTTGATTGTATGGTTTGACTTCCGAATTGTTCAATAGTTTGATTTAAATTAAACTTTTTCGGGCTGTCATAATAACTAGTTCCTTTATTATTAAAGTAGTTATTATCCTGTATAGTTCGTGTTCCATCTAAGAGATGATTGAGCATAACTTTTAAGTACATGCCAGTCTCTTTAGCCCTTGATTCAATTACCATTGAAGAGCCTAATTTAACAACCGGATCTAAAACATAACCATTACCTTCATTGGTAATATTTATACTGGCTATTTCAGTTGGAGTCAGAAGAGCTATACATGCTGCACCACCTCCGCCGCCACCAGTTATTTGTACTGTAGGAGTACCAAGATAACCAGAACCAGGTTCTGTAATAAAGAGACCATCTACTTGGCCATCATCATTAATAATTGCCCTTGCTGTTGCTCTTGTACCACCACTGCCTGTAGGTAATGAAATAGTAACCGTCGGTTCACTCGTGTAGTTAGTACCTGTGCTAGTTAAACGTAGTAGTTCTACCGAAGTAGGTTCCATCACAAACTCTGCAGTTGCCTGTACATTACTTGCAAGTAAAATACCATCTTGATCAACTGCTGTAGGAGCCTCCAATGTAATAATAGGAGCCGAACGATATAATTTATTAGCATCTGTAGAGTAGGTTATATTACCAATTTTACCAGCACCATTAGCAGGAGCAGGTACATTAGCCGCTATTTGTGTATAACCACTACCACCTTGGTCTACAGTAATAGAATCAATACCACCTTCAACATTTAATACTGCAGTAGCCGCAGCACCTGTACCGTCACCAGAGAATGTAATTGTTGGGGGTGAAGTATAATTATTACCTTGGTTCACAATCTCTACTGCAGTCATAACACCACTACTATTAATAACAGGCGAAAGAATTGCTGTCTTATTTAATAGTGCCTTTGGAGCAGGACCAAACATAGATGCGAACATCTCTACAAGTAATGGTAAGTCTTCCGCACCAATAACACCAGGTTGTATACCAGGCATAGAGGAGAGAGTAAACCTATTAGTTCTGCCATACGCATTCACTAATTGATCTATAATTAAGCCAGTCTCCGGATTTTTAGTAGGTACATTAATACCCTTTTCTACCTTACCATCACCAAGAGCATCTCTTACCATATTAATAAGGATCAGAATCTCTCCAAAGAAGATAAATCCAGCAGGATGTACTAATCTGTTAAACGTATATTCCCAGTCAGTTAAATTTTTACCTGTTTTAATGAGGTAAGAATATTTTTGGTATCTGTAACTGTCATGTATCTTTATTTTCTTTTCAGAAAGAAATCCCTTAGTAGAAATAAACTGATTAGTATCACTGAACCAATCTCCTGATGAAGGTATTAAAGTATTATCATAAGGTCTCTCAATTTCAACTTCTTCGTTAAAGAGTAACCTAAAGAATGTCTCAATAGAATCAGACGAACCTCTTACCTTATAGAAGTCTACGATTCTTTTATAAAGCGTATTTTTATTTACCAGTAGTCCTCTTGGAATGGCAGAGGCAATTTCTTTCTGCATCATTTCTAGGTACTGATGAGTCGCGTCTAGCTCACTATCAGAGTTCTTGTCAATGTCCATAAAGTCCTCTATGGCATTTAAGACATAAGAGGGACCTGGGCCTACCCAATTTTTAATCGGTGTGGTTAAACTTGCAACATCACCATTATAGGCAGATAAACCACTGATGGTCATTGTCTTGCCTATTTCAGATGTACTATTTCTTAATGAGCCAGGAAGTTCATTACCATTTGATATAGACACATTAGCACTATTCAAAGCCACTGTTGCAGTACCTCCGTCTTGTCCCTTAATGGTTAATGTGGAACTACTACCCTGTTCATCTGTATAAAACTGATTGTTTTCATTGTTCGGATCAGAGATACGAAAACGTGCAACGCCATCCAAAACTAGGTCTGTATGAGTCTCATTTTGCTCATATATAAACTCATTGAGGTTCATGAAGTCGTAGTATTTTTCTAAGAGTAACTGAATACCCGTATCACCACTTGCTTCTAAAATCTCACTTGGTATTACCTGTTGTACTCTCAGGTTCTCTTTAGTCCTTTTCTTACTAGAAGCTAAAGTCTCGATATATCCTGGTGAGTTACTTTCTGACATATTATCTTAACCTTGAATTAGTTGTATAATCGATTGAACCAGATGCACCTGCAGTAGAGATAGTATCAACCTCTGCAGATATAGACACATAAGTCTGATCAATATTTAATAACTGGTCTCTCTTAGGCGCAATATCCAAACTATTAGGAATCACTGTTACCTTAATATCTGTATTAGTATCTACAGCAAAATTATTAATAATCACTCTACCTGTAGAAGCTTCTATACTACCCGCATTATTAATCACTGTAATATTAGAACCCTCAACGATCTTATAGACAATAACGGTTCTATTAGCAGACCCTGTAACCACCTTATCACCTAAGTAATGGTCAACACCCCCAATTTTAAATGCGGTAGAATTTAATATAAACTCTTTTTCGGAACCTGATTCAAAGATACCAGAAGCGTATGTTAGGATAAAGTTATTCTGAGTAGCAGTAGTCTTAGCCGATATAGTCTGGAACATATAAGGTCGGATAGTAGAGTTTAGAATAGACCTATCAGAACTATCTATGGCTTTCAATATTTGTGAGTACCTAAACACGCCATCAAATTTATTGAGGTTATTAAAGTTGTAGTCACTAATAGTATCTCTTACAACACCTTGTAATTCAACATTAGTTCTATCTGTTAGGTTAGGGTTATACTTAAAGAAGACATCAAGCTCTAAATTGGTAAAGTTAGGGTCCACAATTTCGGGCGTAATAGACACGATATTTTTGCCCTTTAATACGGTATCCTTAATTGTTAACTTTTCGGCAGCGGTCAAGGTGGCTCCTGTTAAAGGCTTAATGGCTACATATACCTTACCGAAATCAATAGGATCATTATCTTCACCACCCCATGTACTAATAGAGGAGACATTAGAGAATGATTTAAGTATGATAGCTCTATAATCATCTGATGTAACGGCTCTATTTTGTGCAGTAAAGGTCAGGGGTGCGTTGAACCTAATAGACTCCATAGACTCTCTATCTGCACCACCCGCACTTGGAGTCACCGTAGTAACTGTATAGTTGGCGTTAACTAGTCCGCCAAGCGTAGATGATAGGGTAAACGTAGATGCCCCATTACTTTCATCACCATGCGTGTAGATATAATCTAAGGTAACGATATTATTATTAATAGGTTTCTTACCAATAACACCATCACCAAAGTATACTTCATACTTGCCGTTAGTGTTTTCTTGTAGATAATGTATCTGTGAGGCAGAATCTACATTTAAAAGTGATTCAAACCTACTATAAATGTCGTAGGTCAGTGCTTCTTCATTCTCTTGTACACGAACTCTTAATGTAGAAGTATCAACATCAGTATCCGATATCTGGAATTTCTGTGACTCAATGTCATTATCAACTCTGTATAAGAGAGATTTATAGGTACCTTCGGCAATCTCTACGGCATCAAATGTAAACTGTTGAGTCGCACTACCTGTAACCGTTTGAGAGTTTACTACAACATACTGATATGTTTCTCCCTGTACTGTAGTAGTGAGTTTAGTACCTCTTGGTAGAGTTAATGTAGTAGGGAAAGAAGGACCTGCACTATTGTCAACCACTAATTTAATAGTAGCCTTAGGTGCAAGTACCGATCTTGGTACATATCCTAGTAATTTAGCCCTTGTGACCACATTACCACGTATCTGTGCAGAGTCAAGAAAGGCTTCATTTAATGAATAGTGTGCAGCAACGGCATTATAATGTGTATTATATGCAAGTACATCAAGGAGTGTTGACAAGCCACTACCTTCGAAGTTATAATCATTAAACTCCGATTGTTGCTTAAGATAATTTTTTAGGTTATCTTTAATCTGATCGAAATCAAGTTCTGTTACATTTAAATTAGTTGCCATAATTCTACCTTAATCTGCGTAATACAATCTCGACTGTTGCCTCTTGGTCAGATTGTTTAATTAAAAATTTTACTGTTATTCTATAAGCGTTCTTATCTGCCAAGTCATCAACTGCTACATATATAGGTTGTACTCTTGGTTCAGACTTAATAACTCTTCTGATATTATCCTCTAATGCAAGTTCTGTTATGGCATCAGCAGGTTCAAATAATAAACCCCTTAAATTAGCACCTGTACTAGGTTGAAAAGGGCGTTCATGGAAGTTGGTTAATATTAAGTTCTTTAAAGCATTCTTAACCGCTTGGTCATCCCGTAGTGGTACAATGTCTTTTCTGATTTTATGTAATGTTAGCTTTAAGTCTAAATCACTGTATCCCTTTGCACGAGATACATTAGATGCTTTATATACTCTACCAGAAACACTCCTATCCGATAAGATAGCAGGAGAGGTAATTATGTCGCCGTCGTTTATATTAGCCATATAGTTATTTATACCTTTTATGTAAGTGTTTAATCAGGCTTCTTTGTTTTACCAGCAGAAGAACCACCTGATATAGTATGTGTATGAGTGGCCAACGTAGCCCCACTATCCGTAATGGTATCACTCGCCACAATGGTACTACTATTAGTCTGTGCTCCTGTCACAGCTAAGGTGTCCTGAAGCGTAGTTGCGGCAGATACCGTTAGGGTACCAGTAATAGTAGTATTACCATCTATGTTTACGACATCGTTTACTGCGTCTATTAGCACCGTGCCTTCTTCATTGATATTAATTACTGTACCACTCTTGTGTCTGATTTCAATCTCAGCACCGGTCATCTTAAATTTATGTAGGTCTTTATGAGTAATCTCTATTCGTTCCTCACCAGGCTCATTATCAAACTCTACTATATGCAGACCCTCTGTCTTATGTACCTTATTATTAGGGTAGTGATCATCAACCTCTATAGGTAAATCATTGATACCCGCAGTCTCAGAAGCAAAGGTTCCCATAATAACAGGGTCTTGAGCACTATTACCGTCTCGGAAGAACCCAATCACCCACGACCCTACCATTAATTGATGATTCCCTCCAATACCCTGCATAGAAGCATACGTATTAGGCATCATCACAGTAGCCCATGGTAAGTGTTCTTTCTCTATAGTAGAATCATAGTAACCAAAAGGTAATACTCGCACTCTATTTGATTTATTCGGATCAGATACATCTCTGACCTCACCTATAAACCATGCAAACTGTCCACCTACGAACATATCATTTTGTAGCATCTAAATCCACCTCACTAGAATCTTTTTGAATCGTTAAGTATTGATAGAATCCCTTATCAAATATGTGTTCTATCTGTGTCACTAAGTATACACCTGATTGGAGTTTATCTATGCCAGACCCCTCTGCATCTTCTTGGGCCTTTCTTATCTCCACTTTAATCTTTTTCCCTACGCTCATATCAAAGTCACCAGCAATCTGAATGGTATGTTTCTGGTAATTAAGGTTCTCCAAGTAAGCCATTGCCTTAGGTAAGTCGGCTGGAGAAGGGCTCATATAGTTCTGAGACTCATTAAAGGCCTTAGAGTTCAGGGATATAAAATAACTCTTTGACTCGCTATACGAAGAAAATATAGCATCCTGCACCTTCGCCCTTTCTGATACGCTAAATGGTATGTGTTGATTTAACCGTAAATTACTCCCACTATATGCATATACATTCTTTGAATACTTCTTCTCGGATACATCTATTGTATGCAGTGTTGCCCCATAAGCCCCATTATAAGCCGATAGAAACTTGCCTTGATGGTAATCTGAAGTAATATCTCTTATATTAGTCCTTTCATACTCGTAGCCTTCTTCTGTTTCTAATGCTATATCTGTATCAATGAATGGACTATATGTATAGGTATCATATGTATCTGCTTCTAAGAGAGCTTTATATGATTTACAGTGTATTTGTGCGTTATTATTCAATGTCTGATAATAAAAGAATGGTGTGCTTTGATCGAAACACTGCCTTAATAGCCATTGAATACCCTGCAGAGGTCTGACATTCGGAAAGATACCCTTAATAATGTTTTTAGATCCTTCTGAGCTTTCTACTTTAACATCTAATATGCTTTTACTAATATACTTTATGACTTCTAATGGAGTGCCGTTAAAAGGAGTTTTTAATAGCTTTAGATTATTAATATACATGTGCTCTGTGACGCAACGAATGTTATATGTAGACAGGCCAGGCTTGAGTCTCTTATAATTAAAGATCTCTGCTATACGCGTGGCTATTGTGAATTGTTTCGTAACCTTGCTAGGTTCCTTTCTCTTGACTTTAATTTGTATCTGCTCGTTACCTGATAGCTTAAGTTTCTCCATTATATTTAATGTATCACCTACAGATAATATGATTTCTAGCCCTGGTGACTCTAATGATTCTATAACAGAGAAATACGCAACCATATTAGTAATATCATATAGGTAAGGTGTATTTGATTCATTCTTTACGTTATTGGCTTCTAATGTAATACCTACAACTTCATATGTTGTGGGAGTAGATGCAACGCCGTCTGGCCCTACTCTATTCTGTGATAGACTACTCATTTAATAAGCTCTCGAAGTTTTCTATGAATCTGCCGATGAAATTAGGGTTAATCACTCTGATTTTACTGCGTTCTTCATTTAAATCATTAACATATTGTCTATTAGAAACTGCTTTCAGATTATTAGCAGGTGTTGCGACTGTCTGATTAATAAAGGTCTGATTGGTATACTCTCTGTCTACTCCATCCTCATCTGTAATATAATAGTGATGAGGGGCATCTGCATAGTTAAACACTTCATATGAATTCACACTATCCTGTGTGACCGATCCAATTAAGAGTTCGTAATTATTATTATTAGCCGCTCCATCGCCTGAATACCTATTGGTGTTCTGCATATTTTGAATGATTAATTGATTCATATCAAGATTTTTCTTTGTCAGTGTACCTACTGCATTTGATACAGACCCTGTGATTGTTTCTCCTAACTGAAATTTACCAGATAAAGAGTCTCTGAATTCACTAATGGTACCATCTCCTGTTCGTACAATAACAGGATTAGTTGTAACTGCATACCCATTATACTGTTCTTTTATATAATCAAATAACTGTTCTTGTGATAATGGCCACACTTTATATCCATCGTGTAAGAATTCATTAATAACAAAGAATGTCCAATAGAAATCAGGTGTACCATATAACCTTTGTGATACAGTATCAGGTCTTTCGCCGTTTTTAATTTCATAGAATTTATATAATGATGGATTGTCTACATAATTCTGCAGTGGTCTTACATTACGAAAGATATTAACCATACGCATGATTGACCCATCTTTCTTTAGGTCATAGTTAATGGTAGGGAATTGTCTAAAAAAGCTCATATTTACGCCTCTGATTTACTCTTTGGATAATCAAATTTCTGTTGTACATTACTTGGTGGTCTTTCTGCACCACCTTCTCCTGGTACGTGATATAGATCATCACGAGTAAGTTGTCTTTGTTCTTGAAAGGAGAGAGCAAGTGTTAAGTCTGTAGGTGCACCGTCTTTATGAAACATATTCGCATTATTATTATATGATGCGGTTAAACCTGTTAAATATGAATCAAAAATAAACGGCATATATTCATTTACCTTCTTGCCTTTCATAAATTTAATACGAAAGAGAGGTGGATATTTAAGGGCAAACTCACCTTCTCTCTTTGCATACATATACTTTCTGAATGTATGTTCAATAACACGAATAGTTTCTGCTTCTTTTGAATTAGATGCAACTAAATTAAAGCTTAATTCAAATGTACGAATAGACGCACCTTCATATGTAAGTGTTGATTGGTTATTAAGGGCAACTCCTGCTTTAACTGTAGATGCAGCTGCCACACTTAAATCATCACCTATACCCATTTTCTGCATAAGTGCAGTACCAATGGCTGTAGCTTCTAAATCAGTGGCTAACTTTTTGTTACCTTGTTCATCCTTTTGCATCATACCTTGCACTGCATTAATTGTGCCTAGGTCTATGTTACCAAAGTTTGCGCCATCACCTAATGAAATACCCGATGGTATGAATAGATGAATTTTAAACACATCAGAGTCGAATTCTTTACCTATGATCTCGAAAGAAACATGATGTCCACCCTTTGAGACCTCTTGGCCGAGTGTATGTGGAAATGCTATAATTGATGACATAATTTACCCTTATAAATAGTAATACATTTAATATTATATAAGGTTATTTATAATGGCTTACAAAGGAAAATATCAAATAAAGGACACAAAAAAGTACTTAGGTGACCCAACAAAGGTTACATATAGGTCTTTATGGGAGCGTCAAGCCTTTAAGTGGTGTGAATCTAACCCACGCGTCAAGCGTTGGAACAGTGAAGAGATCGTTGTTCCTTATAAGTGTAAGACGGATAATAAACTACATAGGTATTATGTTGACCTATTAGTTGAGTTTGATAACAGAGATATTATTCTTGTTGAAATCAAACCAAAGAAAGAGACTATGGCACCTAAGAAGCCCAGTCGTAAGACAAAGAGATACATTAATGAGGTTACCACTTATATTAAAAATACATCTAAGTGGACAGCTGCCGATCAATACGCCAAGCATAAAGGTTGGAAGTTCCAAGTGTGGACAGAAGATACTTTAAAGAATCTTGGTATAAAACTACTGAAGAGTTGATATAAATAACTATATGGCTAGTTTATTCGATACACTACAAGCAAATGCATTCAGGTCTGGAGTCCAGGCACGAACAAAAGCATCTAGGAAATGGTTTGAAAAGAATGTAGAGAAGTTAAAGATGCCTTCGCGTAATGCATTATTAAAAGACTCTGCATTGGATCCTGTTAGTAAACAGATTGCGGGTAATATGTATATGTATTTCTATGATCCAAAGCATAAGAAAACATTACCTTACTACGATAGATTCCCTTTAACCATCATGTTACAACCAGTCAAAGGTGGGTTCCAGGGGTTAAATTTGCACTATCTACAGCCTGACATACGTGCTAAATTCCTTGATGAATTAATGAAGCTAGCGCCAAGTAAGGTAAAGAATAATAGTAGGTTAACCAAGTTAAGATATGACTTGTTACAGTCTACCCGTAAATATAAAGAATTCAGACCATGCTTTAAAACATATCTAACAAGTCAGGTAGCCTCAAGAATGGTTAGGGTACCAATGACCGAATGGGAAATTGCAGTATTCTTACCAACAGAACAGTTTAAGAAATCTGGTAAACAGAACGTTTGGAAAGATTCACTTAAAATTGCGAGACAATCATGAGTAATATAGACGCTTTAAAATCAACAATAGCTAAGAAGGGTGGACTTGCAAAGGCCAATAGGTTTAATGTTATATTCACACCCCCAACACAAGCACTTCTTAATATTAATCCAGAGGTATTAGTTGGATCCTTGGCTGGTGGTGATACACCTAGTGTGAAGAATTTAATTTCAGACCCAAGGGATATATCTTTGTTATGTGAACAAGCAACATTGCCCGCGCGTTCTATATCAACGCTTGATTTTATGGGAGATAAACAAAGTAATAAATTCCCATACGCACATATTGACGGCGATGTGACTATGCATTTCATATTAACAAATGATATGTATATGAAAACAATGTTTGATACATGGATATCCTCTATCATAGATGTAGATAATTTTAATTTAGGATATAAAGACGATTATAGTACAGATATAATCATACAGACTTTAAATAGTAATAACATACCAACATACGGAGTCAAATTAGAGAAAGCATTCCCTATTGATAGTTCAGTTATTGCATTGAATAATACAGACGGAGAATACCTCCGTTGTACCATTACTTTTGCATATGATAAATATGTAGTAGAAGGACCATTAAGTTCAACTGCCTCTGCATTTAAAGCGGCAATACCGAATGGTCTGATATAATATAATTAATGACATGAAATGTTAGGAGAGTAAATTATGGCTTTGCCAATTTTAAATAGCTCAAGGTATGAGGCAACAATTCCAAGTACCGGGCAAAATATTGAATTTCGACCTTTTTTAGTAAAGGAAGAAAAGATTCTTATGGTTGCGATGGAATCAAAGAATAATAAAATGATGATGAAGGCTTTAAAAGATATTTTAAATGCTTGCATCTTTGATGATGTAGAGGTGGACAAGTTAACCAGTTTTGATTTAGAGGAATTATTCCTAAGACTAAGATCAAAATCAGTCGGCGAGAATGTCGACATTAACTTAAAATGTGGAGAGTGTAGTGCAAATACACCTGTACAGGTTAACCTTGAAGAGATTCAAATGGGTGAGTTACCCAAAGAGAATCATATTATGTTAACCGATTCTATCGGTATGGAATTTAATTATCCTTCTGTTGATTTGGTAGCATCTTTGGAGTTTGATCCAGAGACAACTAAACCAGAGAAACAAATGGATATGACATATAAGATGATTATTAGTTGTATTGAAAATATTTTTAGTGATGATGAAGTATGGAATGCAGAGAATCAGACCGAAAAGGAACTCAAGGAATTTATTGATGGTTTAAATTCTCAACAGTTTGCAAAGATTACAGAGTTCTTTGGTAAACTACCTTCATTAGAACATAAAATAGATTTTACTTGTATATCATGTGGGGCAGAACAAAACATAGAGCTAAGAGGTCTCTCTAGTTTTTTTACCTAGGCCTTTCGCATGACACTCTAGTAAACTACTATAAAACTAACTTTGCAATGATGCAACACCATAAGTATAGTTTAAGTGAATTAGAGAATATGGTACCATGGGAAAGGGAGATATATGTGGCCCTACTCCAGCAATGGATTAAAGAAGAAAATGAACGTGTTGCAGAACAAAATAGGAAAATGAAAAGATAATGACTGAAGAAATTAAAAAAGATTACCATCCGGCAGATACTAATGGAGACGGTAAAGTGTCAACAAAAGAAGAAGAACTTTATTTAAGGTTTAAAGAGAAAGAACTAGAAGACCAAGACGCAATGAGAGATGCGCAGCGTAAGATGACATGGTTTGCATTAGGTGGACTATTGTTATATCCATTCGCTGTAGTAGTCGCTTCACTTGCAGGATTGGATGAAGCTCAAAAAACATTGGGCAGTATGGCACCAACATATTTTGTGGCTGTTGCAGGTATTGTAGCTGCCTTCTTTGGTGCTCAAGCATATTCGGGTAAGAAATAATGGATCCGGTTAGTGCATGGGATTCACTATCATATGTTGATGGTGTTTTATTTTCAATTTGGTTAGGTATATTATATTACGGTAAATGTTGGATAGACAACAAATTTAAGGATTAATAAAAATGGCTGACGAAAGTAACAAGATGAAAGGTGGCAATAACAAGCTATCAATGAAACAGGTAGAGGCTGGGTTTGGTGGTAAAGAGGCCAAGAAGGCGGCTGAAAAACAAGCTAAAAGTTTAACTGAATTAGTTGAGTCAATGAAAACTCAATCATCTAATGTTACTTCGCAAGTTTCTGCTACGGTTGATATGCAGAAATCACTGCAGGGTCTTGAAGGGTTTATGGGAATGAACTCTAATGAAGAAACAGCGGCCATAAGAGAACAGTTTGATAGTTTAAATGCCATCATGCAAGAACAGGTATCACTGCAAGAACAGGGCCTGAAATTCGACCAAGGGTTAATAGACAGAACAAATGACCAACTTGCTGCATTACAAGAGGGTATCCAATCAGAAGAAGATAAAAGAGAGGCCATAAAGAAACAAGAAGAAGCCAATTCACTTTTATTAAAGATGTCTAATTCATTCGATAAAGGTATCGGCAAAGTTAAAGAAACAGGTGGATTCCTTGCAGGTATAGCTGGTCTAGCCACACTCATATTAAATCCTGAAGCCTTTGCAAAGGGCATTAAAGCCGTCATAGGGTTTGTGCAAGATATGGTAGATGTGGTAGAGAAAGTATTTACTGGAGACTTTAGTGGTGCCGCAGATGTATTAAAAGACAACCTTGGTACAATTGGCGGAATCCTTGGTGGTATGTTATTATTAAACCTAGGTAAGGCACTCAGGGCTGTAAGAAAAGTTGCAGCTGCATTTAAGGTCTTTGGTACCTTTATGAAAGGAACCTTTGTTAAAGATATGTTATTCAGCTTGGGTGAAAAAATGAAGGCTGTTGGTTCCACTATGATGAAACCTATACGTGCTCTAGTTGCAGGCTTTAAAGCATTCAGAGTGTTTATGTTAACCTCTTTTGTACCAACTATTATGGGCAGTCTATCTAGCATGATGTCTTCTGTAGGTGGTGCATTTATGAAGGTATTTAATGGTTTAAGAAAAGCCTTTATGGTCTTTAGAGTGTTTATGTTAACATCATTTGTTCCAGCAATGATATCTGCCTTAGTGGGTATGATGAGTGCAATGGTACCTATTCTTATAGCTATGGCACCTATCTTATTACCTATTCTTGCCATCGCTGCTCTCTTTGCAATTATCGGTGTTGCCCTAGTAAAAATAAGAGACGCATTAGGATTTACATCTATCTTTGATGTAATGATGCTCGGCCTTGCTTACTTAAAAGATGCATTCGCCACTGTGGTTAATTTCATCGGTTCCATAGTCAACTTTATTACAGGTATGATAGAGAAGTTTGGTAAATTCTTAGGGTTTGAGTTTGATATACCTGAAATTCCTAAGATGGATACTAATAACGCCGAGAAGAAAAAGATTGAATTACAGGCTAAAGCAGAACAAGCCAAGATAGATGCAGCAAATGAAGCAGCTGCTCAACCCGAAGGTGTGGGTGAAGTTGAAGGGTTTACAATGCCTGATATGGCAACTATGGAGTTACCAGAGATAGACACAGGTGCACAATTATCTGATATGTCTGCCGAGAACGCTCTAGCAGGGGTACAGACTGGCTCAGAGAATAATGTGGTAACCCAGGTATCATCTTCTAATACATCTAATAGTGGTAACACTTCCAATACAGTTATTCAAGGCCATAGACCTAGTAGGACTTCTGATTTCTTACACTTTGGCTTTGGTTCATTCGCAAGATAAAAAAAGGGACCCCGAAGGATCCCTTAAGCGTGTTGCCTGGCGGTATACACCGCTCTTTATTATTATACTATGATTCTTGTGCTAACTTAGCGAAGTAACTAAGGGTATCATCTTCATCACTATCACTACTCGCTGGCTCAGGTGAATCCTGTGTTGCATATGCACTAGTTGCCGCAGGGGCTTCCATTACATTTTCAACTACAGGGGCCGCCATAGGAGCATGACCAGCGTCAATACCTAGGACTTTATTCATCTTTGCCTTGAGTTCATCATAAGACTTATAGTTTTTAGGATCAAGAAAATCCTGTAAGGAATAAAGTTTTCCATACACTTCTTCTAAACGATCCTCATCACCACCAAAGAGAGCACTTGGGGCAGCAAACTCTGATTTATCATAGTTCACCCAGCCTTCCACTTTTCTTACTTTGATTTTGAAGTCAGCACCTTCCCAGAAATCGTAAGGATTGATAGGTGTTTCATCTTCAAATGCAGGTTGCATAGATTCCATCACTTTATCAAAGATTTTCTTGCCGAATTTGTACAAGAATACCTTTCCTTCGTTTTGAGGATTGGAAGGATCAGATACCACAAGAATGTTTGACACATAATGTAGGCGTCTTTTACGATCCCTTACTGTTACCTTATCTTCGTCTCTACCTGTGTTCCATAGAACGGTATTGGCTTCTGATACAGGATCAGGTTGGCCGATAGAAGTTAAGGAGTTCTCAATGTACCATAGTCCACCAGGCCCTTGGAATCCGTGGTCCCAATATCTTACCCATGGTAGGTCTTCGCCTTCCATGCATGGTAAAAATCGGATTACCGCGAAACCATTACCTGCTTTATCTCTGGTAGGTTTCCAGAAACGGTCATCACCATATGATTTGGTTTCTGTATTGGTAGATACTGCTTCTGCAGCTTTTACGAGTTTGTCGATTGACGAGCCTCGTGAGCTCTTTAAGTTTGCAAATGACATATTATTTCTCCATATATTGCATTGTATTTACTGAATTATCCACTTTATTCATAATGTAATGTATATTATAACACATTTGTGTTAATTTGTAAACCCTTTTCTTAATAAATTTTTACATTTATCTGAATTAAAGCTTACAAAGGGAGTGTACTTTTCGATTCTTTTCTTCATATCAGGCCATATAATGGTGTCTGTTATTTTAGAAGATTCACGAGGTACAAATCCCAATAAGGAATTAAGAATAACAACAGTCTCTAAACTAATCTCTTCTTGCATCCATAACTGAATGACCAAGGGAAGTTGGTTATCATAACTCTCAAAGAGCTCTTCAAAACCACCTTTCTGTTCACTCAATATATTTATATCAACTGAAAAGTGACGATGAATACTCTCTAAAATTCTTTTATGATTCTTATAGTTTTCTTCGCCACATTCGTTGATCATTTCTCCGACATATGATACACCATGTTTAAAGTTAGCAACATAGTAACCCATCATATCCTTTTCATACTGCCTTGCAACCTTTGCAAAGAAGTACTTATCTTTCCGTTTTAAAAATGAAGTCGGCTTCACATTTGTTTTAAAGTTATATTTAAAGGCATCATAGCCTGCTTGCTCGAAGTGTAATTTCAAAGCATTATATAACTTGTATGACTCAAACGGATCAATCATATTAAACCATCACACTTTCGTATAGGGCTTCGACATCTTCTACCTCACCCACAATATCATTTAAATTCTGTTTGTGGTAGATAGTTGCCATTTTCTTCAAGTACTTTTTGTCAATTTCAACATCATCACAACACGATATAATGGCTTCTTTAATGAACTCTCGTTCTGCTGCCATACGCGTCATTGAATTAGAGATTTCTTCAATACAACCCTTGATTCGCTTTTTATCTTCATCAGATGATGGGATAATAACATTGCTCATAATATTCTCCTATATTGGTAGCTTGTTGCCACCTTTTGATTTAATTAAATTGAGACCATGGGCCTCGTTCTCTATCTTTGCTTTAAGTGAATCAGTTAATAACCTTTTCAGGTTTGAATAATCCATTCCTCTTTGCTCGATAACCATTACCGCTGCATCTATATAAGATGTGTTAGGTGTCTTTGATACAAGTGTCTCCACTGCTAACGAAAATCGCTTCTTCGTCATTATTTTATGTTCTATGATCTCATTCATATTGTCCTTAATAATACACAATCTCCATTCACCCGGCCATTGCAGGGATTTACTTTGGTTGTGACTGTTTTCCACACCTGCGACTCAATCTGTTTTGGTGTCTTGGTTAATATAAGTGGCAGAATGTCCTCAGGCTTACGCAACCTTGTACACTTTGATAATTTAGGCTCAAAGTTTTTAATAGACGTTCCACCTATTTCAAAACCAGCAGTCGCAGTGGTAACATACTGGTAAAGTGTTCTATTCTTTGTATTAAAGATGAATAGAGTTTCTTTACCGGGGATAGTGACGGGATTGATTGAAGCAATCTTGTAGTCTGTATCATCGGATTTATATTTAAGATTTTTAACTTGATCGTCTGTAGATTTTCTCTTAACAGTACGAGGTGATTTACTAGCCTTAAATGACAGTTTCAGTGACTCCAAGTCAGCAAAGATAGCATCCATTTGCTTTAACATCTTTTTCTTATTGGCAGTAGTAATATGTGAAAAAGCTTCTACACATTGGTCACAGTTCTTATTAAGGGCATCACTGATTTCATCATAACTTGATTGTATGATTCTTTGAAATGGAGCAATTGCATTACCCTTTAATTGATGCTCTTTAAATAAACTATAAACATCAAGCTTTTCTTTGTATTTGTTATCCATCCAGCCATCAACAATTGTTTCATCCCAAGCGGCATAGATAGTATCCATCATCTTGCGTCTAGTTCTTTCAGCAATAGATATAACAGGTGGGGCATTTTTAGTTTCTTCTTTCTTTTCCAATAAAGCAACTTTGCCTTCTTCTACCTGTTCCAATAGATGTTCTTTAACTCTAGCATACTGTTCTTCAGTATGTTCCCAACCACGATAGTGTAGACGTATTACCGCTTTACAACCACCAACTAATTTATAATCTTGGCATGCCTTGAGAGCTTGGATTTGTTCTTTATCGAACCCAATGTCTTCAGCATATCTAATTACATAAGGTACGTAATCTTTAAGTTTGTAGTAATAGTTATACCAGTGTGCTGCTTTAGTCCACTCAACATTTACTTCTGACTTAGTATATTTCTTTGTTACACCTTCTTCCCAGAATGGTTCAGGTCCCATATGAATTTGGTCAAGTGAAAGCCTTTTGGACCTTTTCTCTGACCTCTTGGCTTTTTTCTTAGCCGCTATTTCTGTTGCTGTCGCCATAATATCTCCTTAATAATATATGTATATTATATCACACTTTTACGCAAAAGTAAAGGGGCAGGGATACGCAATTATAAATAAAGGAGTGTGACTGC